ATATTCGTTTTTTTTACATAAACAAAAAAAAAATATAAAGTGAAGGAAATTTTAGACGATTATTTCAAAAATAATTATAAATTTTTATTGGAGGTTGTGGGCAACATCAATAACAACGGAGTAATACCCTATGAACTATATAGGGATTTAGTCGTTGAATTATATTTACACTGTATAAAAAAAATTGATGTTCTTGAAAAAGCCTATAATGATAAAGGGGAAAATGGCATTAAAGGTTATTGTATTAGATGGATAAAAAATCAATCTTACTGGTGGTCAGATTTCAAAAAATTGAATAATTTACATATTGACCGTCAGATAGAATATAACCCCGAAAAAGACAACCGCATAGATGTTATTAGTGAAGAAGTTGAAGGATATTATAAGGATTTGGAAAATATCCATACCCCCGAACAAATAGACAAAATCAAAAAAACAAAAGCGATTTATGAAACACTTGAACTATATGAAAAAAACTTATATGATATGTTGGTAACTCAAAAAATGACTATGGAACAAATATCAATTAAAGTGGGGATTTCAAAGGGTTCAGTTCATAATTTGGTAAAAAACCTAAAAGATAAAATAAAACGAAAAATGTAATATGTTTCTACAAATTCTAACAATCATAGCCATATCTTATTTATTTATTCACGCCGAACCAAGTATATTATTAAAACGATTTTTAGGGTTCAAAGAAGAAAAATACGATGAATATTCAAAAAATAAAAAATTTATCCATAGATTAATACATTGTTGGATGTGTTCAACCTTTTGGATTGGAATTATATATACTTTATTATCTGGTTGTTGTTTTGAAGGGGTATTTATAATATCAGTAATATCATCATTTATTGCTGGTATAATAGACAATAAATTATAATATTTATATTAATATGGAAAAATTAGAAGAATTAGGAAAATTATTATCCGAACTTGAAGGTAAAGAAAAAATAATGGACACACAAACTAAGTTATTATTCAATTTACATAATTTTTTTTTCCCAAACCAACAAGAATGGGGTGTTCATTGCGCAGGTTGCCGAGGTAGGGTTTACAAAAAAATGAAACAATATTATGATGACCAAATTAAAGAAGAATGAGCAAAAACTTAATGATATTGACAAATGGTCTGAACGATTATTTAATTATATGAAAGAAGCCTTTGAAGATGAATTTATTTTACATCGGGAGGATATGGATTATAAAACCAAATTATGGGTCAATAAAGAACTTGAAAAAACTTATGCTCATATCTACCCCATTTTGAAAAATAAATTCGTTAGTGATGAGATATTAGAAGATTTAGCCTATAAATTAATGAATGATATTATCTTTTTAAGAGTTGTAATAAAAGATGATTGGGATAATTTATATGATGAAATACCCGCTCACTATATAACAATACTTGGATATATTTTAATCAGAGCAATTCAATTAGAAAAATTTGAAATATGTTCTAATATAAAAAAATTTTATGATTTATATATTAATCAATTAACAATTAATGATATTATTAAAAATGAAAAAGGAGAATAAAACAACTACGGACAAAAAGAAAAGATTTTTAGAAGAATTTGCCAGAGCAAGGGGTATTATTTCCGTTGCTTCAAATAATGTCGGTATATCAAGACAACAAGTGTGGAATTGGACTCAATCAGACCCAGACTTCAAAATATTATATGATAATGTATTGGAAGACCAAATTGACTTTGTTGAAAATAAATTGATTGAAAAAATTGAAGATGGGTCTGATACAGCGATTATATTTTATCTAAAATGTAAAGGTAAAAAGAGGGGTTATGTTGAAAAACAAGAATTTGATATTAACAATATGACAAAAAATGTCAAAGTTAGTTTTGGGGAACTTAATGATGAAGATACCTTGAATTTATTAAATGGATAAAAAGGTAAATATAGAACTTTATACCCCATATAAAAAACAAAGGGAAATACACCAAAAGATTAATGATAAAAATATTTTTGGTGTTGTAGTTGTTTGTGGTCGTCAAGTTGGAAAAACTTTATTAGATATTAACCAATCTTTAATGTGGGCATTATCAAAAAAGAATGTTCAGATAATGATGGTTCTACCAACCGACAGTCAAGCAAATAAGGTCTATAAACAAACTATTGAAGGTATAATATCGGCAGATGTTGTCAAATCACATAAAGGTCAATCTGGCTCAGCAGAAATACTATTTGAAAATAATTCAAAGATATTATTTAGGTCTGCTTTACAAGAAGATAGTTTGAGGGGTTATTCAAATGATTATCTGATTATAGATGAGGCAGCCTTTATAAATGAAAATACCATACATTCAATATTAATACCCACATTAACAGTAAAAGGTAAAAAAATATTAATAACTTCAACACCAAAAGGTAAAAATTGGTTATTCAAATATTTTACCAAACAAAATATAGATAAAGGTTGGGCTTCATTCAAATTTACAAGTTATGATAGTCCATATGTTAATAAAAAGTTTTTGGATGAACAAAAAAATTCACTACCCCAAGAAATTTTTGAACAAGAATATATGGCAGAGTTTGTTGATAAAGCGTCAATATTCAAAAATTTAGATGAAATAATGACATTTAATGAACTACCTAATAATAAAGGTGATGTTTTTATAGGTGTGGATTTGGGTATGAATAATGATTACACAGTAGCAACTGTAATTAATTACAATTATCAAGTTGTTGATATTTTGAGATTTACAAATGTGACTTCAAACGAACTTAAAAATAAACTTCAAGTATTTTTTGGTATTCATAAACCAAAAAATATAGTGATTGAAAATAATGGATTGGGGATTCCTATTGTGTCTGATTTACTTGAAACAAGTTGGGGTCAATTTATAACCCCATTTACAACAACATCAAAGTCAAAACACGAAATAATACAAAATATGGTTAGGTTGTTTAATAATAAAGAAATTAAATTACCCGATGATAAAAATTTAAGAGTTGAATTGGAGAACTTCATATTTGTTATGAGTGATAGTGGAAATATTAAATATCAAGCGTCAAGTGGTATTCACGATGATATGGTTATGTCGTTAGCATTTAGTTTAGAAGCCTTAAATAGGGGGAATAAAAAAGAATTTGATTATTTTTTTTCAACCTTGTAAATAGATATTTATAAAAAAATAGAAAAATGAACAAAACGGAATTAATAGTTTTCAAATATAAGCAAACCGCTGAATTAGAATTTCAAGATACATATTTAGCCTCTTCTTCATTTGGTCTTAAATTAGGTTTAGAATTTAGTTCTAATACAACAAATGAATTAAGTTTAGGTCAAAAAATTACAATAGATAAAACAAATAAATCTATTAATCCTTGGGCTGATGGTGAAACTGAAATTATAGGTATTGAACCTTCAACACTTTATATAGGTGGAATTACAATATTCACAAATGTAGATTTACAATTACCTATTAGTTTTACAAGCGGTGAAAATGGTAAAGTAATTTTTGCTTCTGAAAATAGACAATATGAAATATATGAGAGTTTAGATTTATTTGATAATGAACAATTCCCATTAACATTTTCAATTGCTGATATAACATCACCCGAAAAAAGAAATTCATCATTTTCAAAAACAATTACAATCCCCGGCACAAAAAATAATAATGTTTTTTTTAAGAACATTTTTGAGATTGGGGCTGATTTAGAATACGACCCAAGAAAAAAAGCACAATTCGTAATTTACTCAGAAGGTTTAGAACAATTAAGTGGTTATTTACAACTTACTAAAATTGTAAGAGACGATTTTAATAATATTAAATACGAAATTAACCTATACGGACAATTGGCAAATATCTTCTATAATTTGGGTGAAGATAAGATGTGTGGCTTAAATTTCTTTGAATATACCCACACTTATAATTTTGGTAGTATATTAAATAGTTGGAATACTAATATTCAAAAAAATGGTTCAAATTATATTAATTGGACTACGGGTAATACCCAAACTTTTATTGATACCCAATTTAATAATGGTAAAGTTAATTTAATCTATGGTTCTGCTCATAATTATTCAATAGGTGAAACTATATGGGTTGAAAAGGCTGACCCAACTATAAATCACATCTATAATGGTATTTCAACGATTATAGATGTTCCAAATTCAACAACCATAACAATAAACAAAGGTTGGGGTGAAAATTCATTAAATGAGAGCGGAACAACATATGTGAAATGTCAAACTGGTGAAGGTTATGTTTATCCTATTATTGATTATGGTAAAAAAACTTTATTCGGTAATAGTATATTAAGAAATGGTTATGGAGTTCAAGATTTTTACCCATCAATATATTTAAAAACGATTATTGATAAAATATTTGAAAATGCGCAATTTACATATCAAAGTGATTTTTTTGATAGTTGTTATTTCAAAAGATTAATCGTTCCATATACCGGTGAATATTTCCCAAAATCAACTCAGCAAATACAAAGACAAGAATTTAGAGCGGGTTTAACTGGCGCAACATTCGTTTACGCAAAACCAGTAGGAACAACCCAATTTAATGAGATATTCACATCGTTTAATGCGGACACTAGTGGTTCAACATTCCCCGATTTATTTGATAATTTTAATAACTATAATCCAGCCTTAAATTCTCGTAGGTTTATATCCCAATATACTACCGAAATGAAATTTCAAGCCGATTTTCAATTTAGGATACAATTATTACCTATCGCAGGAACACCAAGTGCGGGATTTTGGCAATATTCAAATTTAGCCGGTGATGAATGGGGGCAAATAGAAGTTGAATTTCAGATAATTAAAAAACGAAATGGTGTTGAAACAATTGTAGCGTCAAATGTTGAAATATATGATACAATCAATATTCAAATTCCTACGCAAACAACTAGCGCACAAGGTTATGTTTCACCTTATTTAAGTATATCAGTTCAAACTGAGGGTGTCCAAATAGATATTAGTGATGAAGTATTCCCAAGAATATTGATTAGAAATTCAAATAATTTAGCAGGTTCAAATTTATTAGAAAATGCTTTTTATAAAAATGGAGCGATAATTAGAATATTATTTGAAGATAGTGTTTCAAGTAGATTTTATAATGCCGTTTCTAATAATAGAATTTTTGAGGGTAACCAAATTGACTTAAATGAATTTTTTGATTGTGGTGTAAAACAATCTGACTTCTTATTATCAATAATTAAATTATTTAACTTATATATTGATGATGTTAAGGGTCAAACTAATGTAGTTAGGGTTGAACCAAGAAATGATTATTATAGTCAAGGTAGTGTAATTGATTGGAGTAAAAAATTAGATATTTCACAATCAATTAATATCACCCCATTAAGTGATGTTGTTAGTAAAGATTTTGAATTAAGTTATAAAAACGATACTGACTATTGGAATGATAATTATTCAAAGAAATATAATGAAATTTATGGTAATTACGAATTTACAACGGATAATGATTTTGTAAAAGGTAATACCAAAATAGAAGTTTTATTTTCACCTACCCCACAAATTGAAGATAGCACCAAAAAAATATCATTCCCCCAAATTACAAAAGAAGTTAATTCAGAAAATGGGGTAACTTATATTAAACCAAAAACTAATTTAAGAGTTTTATATTATGGTGGCTTAAAAAGTTATAGAGGTTATGATTTTACAAATATTAATAAAAATAGATTATGGTATGGTTCGTCCTTAAACTCCGGTACGGTATTCACCGATTTAGAGTATTACCCTTACTGTGGGATGGAAGATGATGGTTATATATCATATACATCATTAGTGTTCGGTATTCCCCTTATAAGTTATTATCAGAGACAATCATATACTAATGGAACATTATTTAATAGATATTATAGGTCTTATTATTTTGAGATATTAGACAAAAATTCTAAATCAGTTGAAGCGAATTTTTATTTGACTCAAAGAGATATTTTTGAATTAGATTTTAGAAACACTATCAATATTGATGGACAATATTATCGTTTAAACAAGATTAGCGATTATAACCCTATGTCAAATAACACTACATCGGTTAGTTTAATTAAATTACTTGATGTATTGATTTTCCAACAACAAGTCAAAGATATTAATAATGGTAATGATAACATTTTTGATGATGTCGTTGAAGATAAAAACCCAGTTAATCAATTTAATAGACCATTAACTAATAATGATATTAACATTATTGGACAACAGAATAATATATCAAGTTTGAATCAAAATATATTCGTCCAAGGAGATGGTAATACTATTTTACAAGGAACTTATAATTCAAGTATTATAGGGGGTCGTAATAATTTAATTTATGGAAATGTTGAGAATGTTTCTATTATTGGGACAAATAACGCAACTATTACAGATAGTAATGTAACGATTATTAACGGTGTTAAATACCAAAATGGTATTATGCTACCTGCGATGAATATTAACGACGCAGGATTAGACCAAGTGTTTAGTTTATCATCTTCAATAACAGCAAATATATGGGACGCATCGGTTGATACTGTGATAAACATAGGCTCCCCATTAACTAATAATATGATTGATGGTTCATTAGATATTTCATATCAGATTTGACGCAATTGACTAAATAAAAAATATTTATATAAAAACGAAAAAATGAGTGTATTATCTTATAACCAAATTATAGAACTTTTTGAAGTAATATCAGAGGCTCACTACCAAATAAAAAGATTTGGGGCCGGTGAATTATCAGAAGCGGATTTGAATAAATATATTAGTGAAAATTCAACATACCCCGTTTTTTGGGCAACCCCCGTTTCAGTTCAATCAAATCAAAATACGATAAATTATAATTTCAATTTATTATTTTTTGATATTGTAAAAAAGGATAAAAATAACGAACAAGAAGTTTTATCTGATACATTACAAATCGCATTAGATGTATTTAGAATATTAAAGTTAGAAGACGACCAATTTTTCGTTGATGGGGAACCAACAATAAGTCCATTTGCGGGTAGATATTCGGAGTGGGTTGCGGGTTGGTCTATGGAGATTAGTATTCAAGTTAATTTTCAAGAGAACTTATGTGATATCCCCTATGAAGGATTAAACTTAACTCAAATACTTCAAAACTTTACTGGTGGTAATATTGGTGGATTTGGTTGTGATGATTTGGGAACTTGTATTGATTTTATCAATTTAGAAAATAATGTTTCCGTTGCTCTTGGTGGAACAATCACTGGTGGGACATATTCAAGTGCTACAACTACATTAAATTTATTTAATACAACTGGTGGAACTATTCAAATTACTGGATTTACCAATGGTGGAGGTGGAACAAGTTTTAATTGTAACGACCTTTTAAATTGTACAGTAATTACTACATTAACCGGTGATGTTCAAACCCTACAAACACAAATAGTAAGTGCTGTAAGTGGGGGTAGTTACTCTGCGGGAACTTTAACATTGAATACAATTGGTAATACCCCAATTAATATAACTGGGTTTTCAAATGTTGATACCTTAGTTACCGCATTTACTTATAACAATAGTAATGTTTTAACTATTGAACAAAATAATTCTCAACCCCCATTAAGTATATTAATTAATCAAGTAACTGGTTGGACATCAACTGGCGATGTTAATATTAGTGGTAATACAAATGTTAATGGATATGTTCAATTCTCTACCGCATCAACTGCGACTTCAAGTGTTGCGAAATTAACTTGGAATGATGTTGATGGAACCTTAGATTTAGGTTTAAAAGGTGGTAATGTAACTTTACAGATAGGTCAAGAAGAAGTTATTAGAGTGGTTAATAAAACCGGTTCAAATTTATTAGAAAGTAATTATCAAGTAGTAAGAATTAGGGCATCATCAGAAGGTGGGGCCCAAGGCCAAAGATTAGCAGTATTGTTGGCACAATCCAATAATAAACTTAATCATTCGGGTATATTAGGTATAGTTACAGAAAATATTGATAATAACCAAGAAGGTTTTATTACTAGTTTTGGAAATGTTAGAAATATTAACACAACGGGTTCATTACAAGGTGAAACTTGGATTGATGGTGATAACCTATGGTTATCTGAAACTGTTGCTGGTAGATTAACAAATATTCAACCTCAGAACCATCCAGTTCAAATAGGTTATGTATTATACGCACACCCTAATCAAGGTAAAATATTTGTTAAAGTTGATGAAGGTATTGATGAATTAAGTGAATTACACGACGTTAATGTCACTGGCGCAACTGACGGTCAAGTATTAACTTATTCGGCAAGTACTGGATTGTGGGTTCCAAGGACTCCAACATCGGGGGATGTTTCAAATAAATACGATAAAAGTGGGGGAACAATAAGTGGTGATGTTTTTATCCAAAGCGGATTAACTGCTAATACAATATCAGCAACAACTTATCAGAATTTACCAACCGACGTTTTTGTAACGGGCGGAACATTTAATGGAAGTCAAATCACTATGACTAATAATAGTGGGACATCATTTAATATCACCGGCTTTACTAGTACCACCGGAGGAATTGATACTTGGAGTGATGGTAGTGATGGAACCTTAGTTAGTGGTACAACAGCTAATTCAGTCACTTACACTCAATTGATTAGTGGAGGAACTTTTGGGAATGGTGACCTTGTGCGTATTAATTATAGAAGTAGGACTACGATAAATTCATCTACGACTATGAGGATTTATGTTAATAGCACGCCAGATTTATCGGGTTCGCCTATTTTGGTTGGGCAATATAATAACGCTGGCGCAACATCATTCTTGGTTAATCATATGTTAAGAACCTTGGTTGTAAAAAACGCATCAAATAATACAGAAGTTTATATAACTGCGGGTATTACTGCGACAGATTTAGTGTTATATAACTCAGTTTCAAATTTAAATATAAATTGGGTTAACGACCAATATATTGTTTTCGCATTACAAAATACAGCGTCATTAACTCAAAATGCGAGAGGTTCATATTACTTAATAGAAAAAATATAAAAATTATGGAAATAACAATACAAAATAATATTATAACTTACGAAAGTAATTCTGGCGTGGTTTTTTTATATCAAAAAATTGATGACGAATTTATGCATATCGGATTTGGTCAAGGTATGATAATAGGATTACATTGTAATCAAAATTCATTCAACGGTTTAACTTTTAATAATTCAGATGAGTTAATTGATTATTTAGATGATATTATAAAAAAGTATATTGATTCATCTGATGGTATGATAACATTAAATGGTCAATATGTAACCCCAACTAATACAATTATACCTTACGCTTTCAAAGAAGTTGATAGGGTCCTTATTGAGTTGGATTATATGGTGTATGATTGTTATTTGACTAATACATATCTCAACGGAGAGTTTCCACAGTCGTTGGATGACTTATATAACGAATACATTTACTTAATAGAACAATGAGTTTAGAAGTTGCCATATTAAAAAGATTAGACAAATTCGGCGACGAAATAGTTGGGGATATTAAAGAGATATTAAGGGCTAATAACGCAATCGCTTCTGGCAACCTTGAAAAATCAATTGATTATAAAGTTATTCAAAAAGAAGGGGAATATAGATTAATTATAACCTATCTTGATTATGGTGAATTTGTTTTGAGGGGTAGGAGAGCGGGAGCAAAACCCCCACCATATTCTGCGATAATTAAATGGACAAGATTTAAGGGTTTGCCAAAAGAAGCCGCATATCCAATCGCAAAATCAATAGGTGAAAAAGGTATTAAACCCCTAAACTTTTTATTTCCATTTTTTTCAAAACAAAATCAAATTGAACGATTTTTAGAACAAGATGTTGCGATTGATATTGAAAAAGAAATAACACTATTTAATAAATAATATTTATAATATAAAAAACTATGGGACTTAATAATGACGATATATCAATAAAATATACCCCTATATATAATGATTTTTGGGCATCGGTTGGAACAACATTTATAACCCCGCTACCACCGAATTATAGATTTGTGGCGGATGTTTATGTTAATGATTCATTTGTAACAAGAATGAAGGTATTCCCTAATAAACTTGATTTTGGTGTGTTTAGATTAAATAGGGTTTTGGAGGATTATGTTAGTTATAATTTCGCACCCAAAGCCGATATTGGCGAACCTTTTTATGGAAATTGTGATTCAATTAAAAATGTCTATTGTGTATTTTTTGAAGAATATGGTTCATTAAGTACTGGTACGACTATTTTTACGGCAACATCAATAACTGGTGATACAAGTATTTTTTATAATGGTGCGATTTCTTATTTAGGTGATTACAAACAAAATTACGATAAGGATGTATTACAACCAAATGGTTTCGGTGGAAATAGGGGGCCAAAAACATTTATTGAATCTGCCACAACATTTAGGAATAATTTAGCAACTACCGCTTTTGCTCCATTTGGTGGGCAATTTTTAACTAACGCCCCCCGAGTATTGACTATGGATTATTCGGATATGTATTTTGTAGATATATTTAATGTTATACCTAGTGGTATAACCTATTTATTGGTTGAAACATTTGATAATACAAATACACTATTATCAAGTGCGACTTATAATAATTTTAGTTTCATAGACCCGAATTTAAGTGGAATTACTATGTGTAATGATAAAATATCCGTTGGTATTGGACCACATAATATTAATACCGTTCAGAGTTCTTTTTCAACATTTCCCATTATTAATCAAGATGTTGCTTACTATACTTGCGCAACTTATTTTTCAGATGGTGTGAACCCCGATATTAGAACAAGTGAAATATATAGGGTCAATATGACAAATAAAAAATATTATGATAAATTTAGATTTGCTTGGTTGAATAATTATGGTAGTTGGGATAGATACTCATTTGAAGGAAGACATCAACAAACAAAAACTGCGGTTAATACAACTGAATATAAGCGTTTATTAGGAGATACAACAACAACTACAATATTATCATATCCAGACCCAAAAGGTAGGGACATTATTTATCAGAATGTTCAAAATAGTTATACAGTAAATAGTCAGTTTATAACTGAGGATGAGGCTTACTGGTTGAATGAACTTTATAATTCAACACTAGTATATTTAGAAATAACACCAAAGGTAAATAGATTTATAGCAACTGAGGATGTCGGTGGATTATTAAAATTAATTTTTGCTGAACCACACTATATGGAGGATGGTGATTTTGTAGTTATATTAGATTGTCTAAATTCAAGTAATAATCAATACGCAAGTATTACAGTTGAAGACCCATTTACTTGTTTGGTTGCCGCTACTTATTTCAATTCAACAAATGGATATTGCCATTGGATTGGTAAAATTCATACTGAAATACCTATCATAATTGACTCAAAAAATTATTTGATTAAACAAGCGATTAGTCCTAGAAATATTTCAGTTGAATTATCATTTACAACATCAATAGACGACCCAAAACAAAGAGGTGGTAAAGCATTTTAATAAAAAACCCCACTTGTGTGTGGGGCTCTTTAATTTATATATATTGGGGGTGATTAAATCAAAGTTTTTGAAATTGTGATTGGGGTTGTTTGTATATTATGATATAAAGTGTCGTTATCAATAATAATCAATATTTCGTAATTTGAACTATCTTGAAGAACCCAACCAGAAGGTTGAGGTAATGAAATGTCAATATTATTATAAGTTTCTTGAAGTGTTTTTTGTTTTAAGAAAATATTATCACCAATTTTACCATTAAGTGTTATAGTTTCCCAATAAGGAACTTCCGGACTATTAGAAAATGATTGGTCTTGAATTGTAGGATAATTTATATTTTTATAATTCAAGTATATTTCAGTATGTGTGGTAGAATAAATATATATTTTTCTTGGTGATTTAATAATATCATCATCTTTTTCACAAGATGTCAAAAAAAATATTGAAGATAGTATAATAAGAATGTAGATTAGTTTTTTCATAGGATAAAGTTAGTCAAAATATTTGATACCATCAACAATATCATTTTTTGGTTTTCAATTTTCATCATCGGGTTTACAATTAACCCCATACATTTTTTGATTATATTGTTTTGTATATTCATCATATGGTATAAATGATTTTGTGAATATATCATAAACAAGTCGTTTGTTATTAACATCAGTTGAACTAATATCTTCAATATTATCAAAATCCTTGATTATAAGGGGTTTTTCTTTATCATCTATAATATCCCCTACCCATTTGTTTTTTAGTTCGTTATCCATTGTTTAAATAGTTTTCTAATACATCATAATTTATTGTTATATTTCTACGCTTCACGAAGCCAGATTTTGTTTCTCTTGAATGGTCGTAAAAACCATATTGACATCTTGATATAATACCTTTATCACACAAATCCTTTATATAGTATTGTGGTTGTCTTTTGGTTTTATATCCAAATATTTGGGATATTTCTTTATCAGTTAGGGTAAAGTTTCCCCTATGTTTAGTATATTCTTCAATTAAAGCAAGTAATCTTATTTGAGTTGTTGATAACTTTTTAATTTGGAAATAAATAACTGGGGTTTTAAAAGTAGTTTCCATATTTTTTCTTTACATATAAATATATACTTATATAATCAATACTTAGTTGGAAACTTAGTAGATATGAAAAAAAATATTAAATAATCAAATTTTTTTTATGAAATATTTATCTTTTGTCAAACAACGATATATTTATTAGTATAACAATAATAATTCCGAGTTATTAAAGTTAAAAAGTATTTATTGGAAAGATATATTCATACATATTTCCCCTAACTTTTTACTCGGAATATTAAGTTAGGGGTTTTTTTATACCCCAATTTCAAAGTGGGTAAAGATACAAGAACCATAAGTATAGGAGGGAGTTTAACCTTTTGGATGATAACCTAATAATCAAAAACAATATTACAATCTTTAATTGTGTAAATGGGTATTCCAAACTTATTTCCCGACACAGCCTCATCATAATAGTGGTAGTTGAAAATAAGTTATTCTTTTTTTTATCCTTCATATAACTATGGGGGGTAAGGGGGGTTTTTATTCTTATAACTTATTTTTCTACCTATCCTAATAGGAATATAATATTCTAATAGAATTTAGTTATAACAATTATATTAATAAAATTCTATATATTCAAATTAAAATTAATACAATTTGTTATCATAACTGTTGAAATAGATTTGTTATATTTTCTAATACAATTTTAATTTTCTAATAGAAATTAATAGAATTTGTTATAACAATCATCCCAACGAATTTCTATTAGAATTTTTTAATATTTATAGAAAAGAATATGAAAAGATTTTTCAAAAAATATAAAACAGAAATTATAGATTTTATAATATTTATAGTTTTATATATAATAATAACAATATTATTATCAGTTGCTTTATATTGATATTTATTAAAAAAAACAAATATTATGAGTAAAATTATAGCGTATAGTAGAATATCACATCACGGGGTAACAGACCCACTATCCGGAGCAACTATCCCTTCAACGAATGACCATACTGACGGAACTTGGACTATTACCGACATTTATGATAGGGAAATGATGGTTAATACCAGTAATGGTAATTTACAATATAGAGCGGGTAATGATATATATAATGTGGTTACAACAACATTCAATCAAGTAAAAGTTTATACATTCCAAATAGGAAATTGGGATATGTCAACTGCCGGTGCTACTAATGTTGTAAATATAGGTGTGGGTTCATTATTAGCGAATAAAAATATAGTTTCGTTAGATGCGATGATTTATCCAGACCCAACAACCGCTTTATTTCCGGGTTATCAATTTAAATATAACCAAATTGATGGTAGCATACCGGCAAATTCCCCACTAAATTTATCTGTTGATGATATAACTACTGGTAGTTTTAGTATTTCAATACCCGGTACTGGCACTAATTTTTTTAGGTCTTACGCCAATAGTTTAGATGCGACATTTACAAATTCATCTATCAATAGGGGTTATATATGTGTCTCATATATAGAATAAAAATAATACTTCAACGAAATGGCAAAAACGGTAAATATTGACCTTATAATTAAGACGGCTGGTGCTGAAAAAAGTATTGAAGAAGCGAACCAAAATATTAGTGATTTACAAAAAACAATAGAAAAATTAGGTAACACTTCACAAAACGCTTTTGGTGATAAACTGAACAATGCGTTGAAGGCTTCTGAGGAAAATTTAGATGCGTTAATTAAGACAGTCAAAAATGGGGGTGAAGCAATTGAAGATACATTTAATAATGGTAAAGATAGTGCCGAAGAATTTTCAAAACAATCTATTAAGACCTTAGGTTCATTAAGAAAAGAATTTGCAAATTTAGTAGCACAAAGTCAAGAATTAGATAGTAGTTCAGATGAATTTAAAAAATTACAACTTCAAATAGGTCAAACTGAAAAAGCAATTAGAAAATCTGAGGGTGCTTTTGGTGACGCAACAGACAAATTAAAGACACTTAGTGGTAGTGGGGTAGAAAGGGCACAATCATCATTTAGATTGTTAAGAGAGGGTATTACAACCCTTGATTTTACTAAATTTAAGATAGGTCTTCAAGGTGCTGCGGGTGGTTTCAAAGCGTTAGGTGGAGCAATTGCGGCTACTGGTATTGGAGCCATCGTTGCGGGTGTTTCACTATTAATCGCAAATTTTGATAAATTAAAAAAAGCGGGAGGTCTTGTAGGTCAAGTATTTTCATTTATTGGGGATTCAATAACTACCATTTTAGATGGAATTACCGCTGTTAGTGATGCGATAGGTTTAACCGATACAAAAGCGGCAGCCGCCCAAGAAAGAGCGGATGAGAGAAATAGAAAAGCGGTTGAAGATAGAATTGGTTTAGTAAAAAAAGTTGAAGAAAGTTTTAATAAACAAATTGAATTAGCAAAAGCGGCGGGTAAAGATACCACCAAATTAGAACAACAATCAATAGACGCTCAAAAACAAATCTTACAAACTAATATCACATTTTTGGAGAATTTAGTAAAGTCAGCACCAATTGCGAAGGATTTGGTTGCGGGAATATTAAAAGGTCAAAAAGACGCATTAGCCGAAATAGAACAAGATGAAAAAGTCTCTGCGGCTACTAGACAAAAAGAGGCAATAGACGCTGAAAAGGAGAGACAAGAAAAATTAAAAGCACTTAGAGAACAATTTAGAGTTGAAAATGAATTAGAGGCTATTAATCGTAGGGAACGAGAAAAAATAGCCGAAGCAAAATCAATCGGTGCTACTGAAAATGACATAATAAATATTCAAAGAAAATTTAGACAAGAACGATTTAATTTAGCCCAAAAAGAGGGTGAAGATATTAAGGCATTAAATCTTAAAAACTTCAAATCAACAACTGAGGCATTACAACTTGCTGCTTCGGGTTTAACCCCCATTACAATACCTATATCAATTGCCACACCAGAAGAGCAAATTGAGGCGTTCTTTGAAGGATTTAATAAAGGACTTCAAAGATTAGTAGAAGTTGGTTCTTTTTCACTTGATTTGTTTTCAAATTTCACTTCTTCATTAGAACAAATAGAACGAAATAGATTAAAGAATGGAGAACAATTAAGTAGGGGAGCACAAAAAAGAATTTTCAACAGAAATAAAGCAGCATCAATCGCACAAGCGGGAATATCCACTGCCGGGGCAATTCTTAAAGCACAAGAAATATTCGGACCACCCCCATCACCATTAGGTATTGCGGGTATTGCCGCTGCGATAGCGACTGGTGTTATTCAAATCGCAGCGATTAAGTCACAAAAATTCAACCCAGATTCACCATCAGATGGAGGTTCAACACCTTCGGCGGGGATAAATTTATCATCATTGGGTGCTGACACACAAATATCACCACAATCAACTTTACAACAATTAGGAGCGTTTGCTCCAACTGAACAAGGACAATTTCAAGTATTCGTAACCGAAACTGATATTACAAATGTTGTAAATAGAGTTCAAGTTATTGAAACAAGGTCTCAGTTTGGATAATATTATAATATATTTATTAGTATGGAAAAAATAAAATTAACAATACCAGAAAATTGGTCAGATGTTACATTAGGTCAATATATTGAATTTTTAGAAACTGATTTTAGTTCTATGAAACATATTGAAAAATTGATTAATACTATTTCTTTATTATGTGATACTGACACCGAAGAAGTTTCAAAAATGACCTTTGAACAAATGAATTATATAATTGAAGAATTAAGTTGGATTTCAAACCCCACAAAAAAAGAATATAAACATATCATAACTATTGATGGGGTAAAATATGGTTCAATACCAAATTTTAATCAGATAAAGGTTGGTGAATGGATTGACTTAGAAAATCATATGGTGAATTTCAATAAAAATCTAAATAAAATATTATCAGTAATTTATAGACCTATTATTGAATATAAGAATGATAATGATTATATAATTGAGGACTATAATAGTATAACCGCCGAAAAAAGGGCTGAATTATTCCTTCAAAAATTCAACACAGAAGATGCGATTGCGAGTGGTATTTTTTTTTGGAATTTCGTAGAGGTATATTTAGCAAATATATCGGATTATTTGACGACGCAGGTGGGGGAGATGATACAGACACGGATTTAGTTGGATTAACAAAAAAACAATTAGACGAAATAAAAAAAAATAATGAACTTAATAATAGAT